CCTCTACAACATCTACAACAGTTCCTGGATAAACATCGCCAATATCTGTGCCTTTATCCACTCTTGGCTCACTCCTCAAATTGACAAATGGCGTAGCCCACGAATACACACGAGCTTGGAACAAGGGTTCTGGTTCTGGAACGGGTTCGGGTTCAGGTTGCCCAGTGAGCCCAAAATACTCCAGAATATCATCACTCGTCCCATTCCAGCGGTCAAGGTCAACGTAATGAGATGCAACGCCATACTCCGCACCGTTTCCCTTCTCGCAAGTCTGATGGATAAGCCATTTCGTTACACCTCTGGGCAATAACGGAGGCGGGTTTTTCTCTGGTGTATACAGCGGATATGGCAAAGCCTTTAGATAATTGGCAAGCCACCAGTCCACTTCTGGTAATTTGGACACATCTAAAAACTGGTCAACCCAGCCAGCTCTACTGTAAACTATGGGGTATCGCCCAGTCTGTGCCTTCACGTATTCAAGGCATTGGATAAGTGTATCCGTAATTTTGGCTTTGCCTTGCCCGTGATCCAGCTCCACATCCAAGACCAAGCGGTCGGTTGCGGTGGGTCTAACGATGTTCAGGAAGTGCTGCATCTGGCTGACGGCGCTTTCCCCGGGATATATCACATGGTACGCCATGCGGGGAACCGTAAGATGTTCCCATGAAAAGCTGAACCACTTATCCGTGTACCCCCAGCTTATACCCGCTCGCACAGCCACGAACTCACACTTTGCATTTATGACGTCAAAGTTTGGCTTGCGCTTGCCGTCCAAGCTGAACTGATAAGCCGAAATATCGATACCAAGCGGATAATTCATGTCAATCTCCTAAACCTAATTCTATCACAACCAATAGCCCCAGATGAATAAATAAACGTCAAACGTGCTGGTTCCGCTTGCATTAATCTGATAATAGATATCTCCGTCTGTATTACACGGTACAATAGCTGCGGGTCTTGCCCACATATCATTAGCCAAGCCACCACATCCAAAATTTATGCCCTTACCAGCCGTATTATCTGCTCCCAAAACAATCCAAGCATCAGTTGTAGAACTTGCTGAATCTCGAATAGCCATTTGTACATATACTGCCTTCACTCCTGCGGGTACTCCGAATACAGAAGACAAATCAATTAATGTTTTAGAAGTTGTACTGAACGAATCGCCATCCCATGATGTTGACATTAATTCAGTTGTAAGCGGATAAAACTGTGGTTGAGATGGTTTAATGGTTGTATCGGTTATAGTTAAGCCCGTTCCCAAAGTCAGCCATTTTAGCGCTCCAGCACTATCATCCCAGAAGAGTACTCGGTCTGCATTAGGATCTGTTAACTTGCCTAAACCCAAATCTGCAGCCCGTTCCCATCTCTGCAGCCTTTCCACTTCCCGCTCAAGCTGCTTTATGCGCTGAATTACAGCATCCTCAAAAGCACTCACAGTTCACCTCTCAGCCTTACGTCAATCTGCTCGCCGTTATCTTGATCAACTTTAACTCTCACGCTTGAGATGTGGCAGTCAACGTTGTAGCCAAACGCCTGAGCAGTAACGATATCGCCGAATTGATAATGGACGCCGAATTGCATTCCAGTTGTATCTAACAATCTGCCAGTCAATATTTGCTTCGGCTTATGGTCATTCAGCACCTCATCACCATCAGCTTGCAATGCAGCGGTGTTATCATTATCTCGACTATCTTTAAAAAACTCACGGCGGTTCCACTTGCTTGAGCCTATTCTGCTGGTGTTATAGCGTTCTACTGTTATTCTGTCAGCCTCTTCACCTTTACCAGCCACAAGCACCCAATTACGTTCATCAGAATGAAAAGTGCCAAAAGAAGCTTCGGCTAAATTGCCATATTGCTTGCCTACCAAGCGTGGATCTCCAGAAGTGCGACTGTGGTCAGTACCGCGCTGCCCAGCATAAGTTCTGAACTCAAATGAGGCTGGTGCGGTTCTAACCACATCAAAAGCTAAATAAACGCCATTTTCATTAGCAACATCAGCTAATTCCTGAAGCACAGTCAGAACATTGCGATATGCAAACGCTTTTGTAATGGACGCCCCACCAGCTCCAACATCATTCTGAACGCTTAGTTTTCTCCGCTCAACCGCTGCTAAATCACCCAACTGCTCTCTAACGATAGCCTTCATCATATCGTCAGGCTTACCCGTCTTTTCAGCTTGCGCGCTGCCAGCATAAGCCCAAACGATAGCTGTGTCCAGCAGCCAATTCGCATCGGTGGCGAAAAGCTGTATGTATTCTCTGCCATCTCGGTCTGTGTAAAATTGCCAGTCCTGCAGAAAATAAGCGGTATCGTTTTGCAGCTCTAATGAGCCGTGCTTTTCCCGCCATATCTCGAATAGCTGCCCTACAGCGAAATCCTCATATCGCATAAGCCCACGTGGAATTGTCAATACCATATTGCCTATTGAATTCTCTGTACGCACATACTCAAGCGATGTAAACGCCTGAATAACACCTAATTTCACTCCAGCATCGGTATACCAGTCTACTTGGTATCTCATTCTAACAGTGCTCCGTCTATGCCCCAGAATTTAGGCTTCCAAGCCATCCACGCTTTGGTAGCTGATGTTGTGGTTAACTTATCCATAAATACACTTATCGTATTATATCCGGGCTTCAAGTAGAAATTTCCATAATCGCTTCCGGGATTAACATACCGTAATACGCTGCCCCGTCCTGCCCAAGAGGAAGTAAACTTCAAATTCAATGGATCAAAATTAAGTCTAATTATCTCACCCGCTAAAAGCGTCAGGTCATTGAAAGCAACTTGTGCTCCAGTCGAGTAATTGGTTATTGAGTAGAGCTTTCCGGGACCGATAACCTCTATATAAGGGTAAGTGTTTGCTGAACCGCTGGATACGTTCAGGTTGAGTGCCACCACGCCTGAGACTGCATTCTCGTCCGGGTCTTCTGCTATTGTTGAGAATTGACCTCCTAAGTAGAATGAGCCGTCTGAGGTAAGGCATATAGCTTGTAAGAATGCAGTTCCTGGCAAATTGATATCAAGCGGTTGGAATGCGCCTTGCACGCTCTTTGCAATGCGGTCTGTCAATGTAAGGCTCCCAGCTTGCGTAAATGATCCTCCTAAATAAATATCGCCATTGTTAGCACAATAAACTTTGTAAACAGTGTTATTTAGACCGCCTGCCATTAGCGAGCCCCAATTACTTCCGCGCCATGCTGCCACATAATCAGCTTTTGGATCATTACCAGCGTTGGTAAAATGGCCGCCAATAATAATTATGCCGTTCGGATTAACGTCGATAGAAAACACAGAATCATTTAATTCAGTCGCACCCAAATCGTAATACGACTTGAATGCGGTTCCGTTCCAATAGCAGATGTAATCGCCATTCACTCCATCTGCGTTGGTAAACGCCCCACCAATTAAGAGAAAAGCGCCATGATATTTCAATGCTAAAACCCCATTGTTCAATCCAGTAGCAAGCGGAGACCATGCCGAACCGCTCCAATAAGCGATATACTTGCAATTAGCATTTCCGCTCGCAGAGCTAAAATTGCCGCCAATATAAATTGTTCCGTTTGGCGCAATTTCTATAGAGTTCACTTCATCATCAATTCCACTCCCTAACGTGCTCCAAGTATTGGTTGAGATAGTATACTTGGCAAAATAATCTGCATTGGCAATTCCAGCAAGATTGGTAAAATCCCCCCCTACATACAAATCGCCATTAGCGTCAAAAGCAATAGTATTGATAGAAGTTATCGTTGCCCCTGTTACTGGGTTGCCAACAGCCTCCCAAACCTGATTTGCCTTACTCCACCTTGCAATGCCCTTTGTGTTGGGTACTGCGCTTGCACCGTTCATTACGCCAGTAAAAGAGCCGCAAACATAAATATCACCATTCGGTGCTTCTTTTATATCTTCAACAATACCATTTACCCCAGCCAAAGGATTTACATAACTTGAACCAGTCCACTCACACCAACGCCCTTCTGGGTCACGCCTTACGATATACTCGGCAGCAAATTCTGCATATAAATTAAGCTCGCCGCCTTCACGATAAGCACCGTCCAGCAGCCCGCTCGGAACTTCGAAATTCAACACCGCACGCTGATGGCTCGGCAAATCAGGCGTGTCGGTCAAAGTAGCAGGTAAAGGAATGCAGCGGATGTCAATCGGATTAGTGGCTTCATTGCCGCTATTATCGTAACCCTGATACCGCACAACCATTTCACCTTCGAACAGGTCGGGTCGGATAGCATCAATCAGCACCTTGCGATTAGCTTCTATCTCACCAAGCGTTTCACCAATGAAGTCCACCACAATGCTGAATTGCCGTGACTTTCGGATGTGCCCCTGATATAGATCACCGCCAGAAGTCATTTTAGTTAGGATTTGATTCCAGTCGCCGTGCCCTAAACCCGTAACCTGAACCAGCTGGCAATAGTCTTCTAAATCCAGCAGATCGCCCCCAGTTTTACAATCCGCCACTCTAAGTGAAGCGCTCTTTTTAGGCTCGCCTTCCCAAGAATAACCATCGCCTTCCCATCCGCTGATGAAAGTTGTAGCTTTATCTGTTTGCTCGAATTGAACACCGTCAACATAGAACGGCAAAGTAGAACTAACCGCATCTCTGGTAACTTGCACTCTGTAATTAGTTACACTTTCAGTTGCTGATAAAGTAACCTCAACTCGTTGCCAATAGCCAGTGGCAGTAAAGGTTTTTGTAGCTCTGGCAGTACCTGTTGAAGTGGCAATAACAATGCGCATCGGTTGCCCCGCCACGCCTTTTACATCACAGCTAAAGGTATATTTAAGACCATTTGTAACTTTCAACCCACGATTATAATAAGCGGTTCCAGCTGTTCCACTTACAGGCGTTACTTTCATAGAATAAGAATTACGCCGTGTTTCCTCTCCAGTGAGCGAAATCGATGCGTTGGTACCCGTCCAATAAGTTACGCCTTCTGGCGGGTCAAAACGAGGATTCCAAATCTCGTTCCGCCCTGCTGCAGGCTTTA